ATTATTATGGTTAGACTTATTGATTTGTTTAGATCGGGTCAAATAACCCAGTCCGAATATCAGTCTTATTTGGATCTAGGTTATGATTCTATTGATCCGGTCCAATTACAAACGGGAAGAAGTGCCGAAATGGTTACTGTTTCTTATATGAATTTAGGGGACGGTAGAACATGGACTCTGAAATCATGAGAAACCATGTTTGGGTATATCGGTCCTAATGCTGATCTAACCAATGCCGGTACTATGACAATTAATGGAGACGCTCTATTTAATTATAATGGTGGCAAAATAATAAATACTGGAATTATAACAGGTTCCGGGAATTTAATAGTTAAATCTTATATTTAATAACGATGGTGTGATATTTTTGACAGGTACATTTACTATAGATGGTGGAGTGATTACAGCCACCGAAGCAAAAGAAGATTATCAAGTTCAGGTTCCATTAGCACCTGCTGTATATTCTTCCGGGACTTGGACAGTAACCGATTCAAGTAATGTATATATTGTAACTAGGACTGCCGAGACTTCTACTTCATATTATGTAGTTCCTATTATAATGCCATTTAGAACCACAGCGGATAAAGGTGCCAGATTGAAATCAGTTAAAGCGGTTATAACTCTTGGTGGAACAATATCCACATCAAATGATGATCTGGAAGTTTGTATTGTTCAAGTCACTACACCAACCGATGGAAATTCTCCAGTAGGTTCGGTATTGGCTGGTGATACGGGCGCAGATTATGGAACCAGTTATGATACAAAAGCAGAAAGATTAGTAGCAGGAACTCATACATTCGAAGTAACCATTCCAGAAGGAGAACAGGATTTCATTGATGATGGCGAGCAACTGTATGTAAGAATAATGGTTTCCGATGCTGGTAGTGCTGATCTTACATTCGTACTCAAGGGAATCATAGCTACTTTTGATGTAAATACTTTATAAGTATTTAAATACCTATATAGAAATCGAGGAAAAGAATGGCAAACGTAGGAAATATTCAACCAGGAAAAGGACACCAGTTTACCACGGCTCATGTCCTTTCATTAAGTAGAGCAAACATGGGATATCATGTCATTTCAGGATGTGATGTCAATCAAGCAGGGACTCCCGGGATGTCAGTTGTGGTAGATTCCGGATATGTTCAAGCAGGATTTGGAACTGCTAGAAAATCGGTAACTGGTGGATCTGTTTCAATAACAGCAGCAGATCCTACTAATCCTCGCATAGATGTTATTTATATAGACACGACTGGATCTCCTGGTGTTTATACCGGAACTGCTGCTGCTATTTCTCCGAGTTCAAAGACTGATTTCAAGGAATTTTCAACACCATGTCCCGGTAGTAATATTCCATCTGGTGTAATTCTGGCATTGGTGCATGTCGGTGCTGGTGTCACCAGTATAACAAATGCAAATATTCTTGACATAGCTTCATATGGACCTTATGTTGTAGAATCACCAACTACGACTACTTCTGGAAAAGTGCCGTATTGGTCATCGACTGCTAAAACATTATCTGATGGTTATTCAGTTGGGAGCACTGCAAATTGTCTAGTGCAATTAGATTCAAGTGCTAGATTGCCCGCGGTCAGTGGATCTTTACTAACAGGAGTGTTATTATCCGGTACAAAATTGGATGATTTGAGTGCTCCCGATAATAATACAGATCTTGATGCAAGTACGTCTGCTCATGGTTTGATGCAGAAATATCCGAATACGAAACAGCGACTTCTCGGGGATGCATCATGGGCAACTCCTATATTTGGTGTTAATTTTCCATTTGGAAATGGTGCTGCTGTTCTGACTGCCGAAGCATCCACCAAGAGAATTCCTATAGCCAGCAAGATTACGAAAGCATACATTAGAAGCTTAGATACTGATGGTGCACTGAAGTCTGGCTCGATCACGATCACGATCTATGTCCACGATTACAATGCCGCTATTGGCACTGCTGTCGATTCGTTTGTCTTGTCGAGTGCATCAAGCTACGCCGAGACGGGCCTTAATTCCGGTAACGGCTGGACAGTCGCAGCCGGGAAGTACATAACTGCAATCACTAGCAGCATAACCACCTGTGAGCAGGTCACTCTTGACTTGGAATTGGAGGCGACGTAGATGGTTACAGCAACTCTTCGCCCAGTTGCGAACGGGGCGTACCAGCAGTGTTACCAACAAGAACCCTCTTCAGGCGAGCATTGGGACAAAGTATGTGACCAAACCACGGCTACATACGTCCGAAGCTACCGAACAGGTGGAACAACCCTGTACGAAACGTACAAATTTAATTTTCCTCCTGGCGTTTATAGCCAAATAAAGCTGACACTTATTGCCAAAGATCTATACGGCACTT